TGGTGCGCCTTCTGCGGCGAACCCTGCACCATCATTGGCGAAGACAACAGTATCGGTACCTTTGAATTTTGGGGATCGAAAGGCACGCATAAGCAGATCGACGCGGTATCCGACTGCTGCCGCTACGAAGTACTCAACTACGACCCGAAAGAACATGATGACGAACAGGACGAAGAAGAAATCCAAAGCGGACATCGCCATTGAGTACATGGCCGCGAACCCAGGAACGAATGCCAATCAAGCAGCACGGTTTGCCGGCATCGATGCCTCGGTTGTCTATCGGTCGCTCAAGGCCAATAAGCGGAAGCCAAAGTGTCCGCACTGCGGGCAGCCCATGCCCAAATGAAAAAGCCCCTCGCAGGGGCTTTTTTAATGCAGGCGAGTTTTGTTGTTGCCGGCCCAATGTGGCCAGGCATCATACCAAATTATCGCGATTCATTTGCCTATCAAGCCAAGCATAAAACAAGTCTGAATCACTGCTCTTAATCATGCAACACCCGCGAGCAATGGCGAATATTGCGCTCAAAAGTCGATCATCCTTGTCAGTTTTATATCTCAGCAACAGGATGTCTAGTGCGTATTCCGCATCGTCACGGCTAATGGATAAACCAACCATTTTTTCACCTGTATTGAATAAATAAGATCAATGATACGAAGGCGCCTGGATGAATTCGTTGGGCTTATCGTATAGCTCGCTGTCAAACGTATTGCACGCCGGACATTCTAGCCGGGTGAAATCCAGCCCAATGGGTCGCCGGGCAATCCAGACCTCGCCGCAACTACGGCACTGCACATCGTCCTCGGTCCACTCTTCCCGTTCATGGCGCAGGCCGAAGCCGATATGCTCAATGATACGGCGCGAAGACGGCATCGAGCGTCGCCTTGGTCACGGTGTTCCAGTAATCCACCCAGGCATTGAAATAAACCAGCGGCAACACGGCCGCATGGCGACGGTGGCTGCGATGCGACTTGTACCAGCACAGATCAACCAGATCGCCCATGATCATTCACTCCGGCCAGGCGGCTTCGCACTGCTTGAGGTCGGCAAGGTGGCCGTCAGCCGCTGCTGCCACCCGTCGATATTCTCCGCTGCACTCTTCGAGTAGGCTTGCTGCGGTTGCGGCTGCCGTGCGGCAGGCTTCGACGGAAGCTGCGGACAGGCGGCGGCGGAAATCGGCGCTTGCGTTGCGCAGCCCGACATCAGCAGCAGCGGCAGCAGCGCGAGCATCGGCCAGTTGAGTTTCCAGTTTCGTGCGGTCATTGATGGCTCCTTGCCATTGTTTGTTCCAGCTTTGCTCCTTGCTGCGGGCCTCGGCCTTCGCCTTGTCGAGTTTCGCCTGATAGATGGCTGCGGCCTTGTCGTAACCGATCTTCTGCTGCGCCGCGTCGTGCCGCTCGACGGCGATCCACAAGCCGGCGACAACCACCCCGGCAGCGATCCACTTGATCAGCCACAGATACGGCTCTGCCCAAGCCAGTAACGCTTTCATGCCAGCACCTTTTTGGCTCGATCAAAATAAGCCAGGCGCTCGGCGTAGCCATTGGCATCGCCGATCCTGGCCGTCTTCCGGCCGCGATTGATCACATCGCACACGGTATCGAAGCTATCCGGGCAATCGGCGATGTGGTTCAGGCCATTCGACCACCAGAAGAACGCCGCCGAACGCATGGCGCCGATGGGTTCCTCCAGCAATTCAGGGCGGGCAAGCAGGATGTCGCCATCGCCATACAGGCCAAACGAGACTTTCCTGTAGTTGTCGTAGAAGGTAATGCCGATACCACCGCGAGCGATGTACTTCCAGCCATCGCCGCTCTGTTCGTCGCCATTTCCGTTGCGGTTCGCATAGACGCGGTTGGCAATCGCCACCGGATTGCCGGCGTAAGCCTTGGCCGACTCGGCGTCGAAGTGGTTTTTGAACACCACCAGCAGGCGATCCGCGCGATAGTTCATGTTCTCGCGAAAGCGCCTGAGTTCTCCGCTTTCGTGCGCCACATTGGCCAGGAAAGGCGCGATGCGGGCAGCAGTATCGATCTCGCGCTCGGCCATCGCCTCATTGAGCGGGCCAAGGCAAAGCTCGGCCTGCCGTCCGGCACGCGGCATGATCGCTTTGAGTTGATCGAGCGAGATCATCGTTGCCGCCCCGGATGCTTGCAGAAAACTTCTGGCAGCCCATGTGTCCAGTGCCGTGCGGTAATCACCTGAACCAGCACGATCCCGAATAACAAGGCCACGCTGAACGCATCCGGCAGCCATCCCCAGGCCAGCGGCGCCGGGATGCCCAGGCACGCCACCACGCCAAGGAAGAAAAACGCCAGGCGAACATCGAGCAGTGCCGACAGGTTCATATCGACGGATCGACAGAACACGGTATACACCAGCGCCAGACAAAGGAACTCATGCACTATCAACAGAAGATCGCTCATGCCTTGTCTCCCGTGTTGCCAATGGCGGTTTTCAGGGCGCTGCCAATCGCATTGAAGACCGGCTTCCAGCCATTGCCGAGGGCGCCGATGGTCATGGCCACCGGGCCGAACCACTCCAGCGAGCGGACGCCAAACGCCTTTTCCAGCAGCGCCGCCAATAGGCTGGTCAGGATGATCGCGGTCAGCGTGCAGCGCAGCACCATACCGGCACCGGCAATCCGCGACAGCGTTTGGCTCGACGACAGCGGCCACATCGAGCCGGCCAATGCCGAGAAGACAATGACAGCATACGGGCCGGCCATCGGCCCAAGCAGAGCTACGGCCAGAAATGTCAGGCTGACCCCTGCGGAGGTAGATGGTTCGGCCATGTTGATTCCTTATTTTTGAGCGCTGAAAAGGAGAAGGGCCACCGGGTAAGCGGTGGCCCTTCAAGCGGGGGAGTTGTCGTCAGCTCACGGCCTCGAACCGGCCTACGGATGCCCTGGAGACAGTCAGGGATTCGGCATTGCGCCAAATTCAGAGCGAGTGCGGCCAACGAAACACCGTATGGCCGCCACTGGCTTATGTCTTGGCCGGGGTAACTTTCCCGCCCTTGTTGCCCGATAGAGTAGGCGATTTTCATTGGTTGCGCAACGCTAATCAATCGTCTTTGGCCAGGTAAAGCCGGCGCACATCCCGCCTAGCCTCAATCCGTGACCCGACGACATCCACCACAAGCGGTCCAATATCGAGAATGGCCGAGCCATCCAGATAGAAAATCTCCCGCCCGTTGGCTCGTCGATCAATGGCACCGCGCATCCCCATGATGAAAGCCGCTTCGCTTTTGCCGACTTCATAGCCCACGAAATGGCCAACCGCCTTGGTGATTGCGGCCTCGATCTGAACGACCAGCGCCAAGGCAAGCTGGCGAGTAAACTCAGTTCGCACATCATCCATCGCTAGACCCTCCTGGCCACAATCACATCGAGCGTCGATTCGATCCGCTCGATCCGGGCAATCACATCGATCACCAGCCGCCGATGGCGATGCTGAATCTTTCGCCGGCCATCGCCGCCGCAGGCCCGGCAAGCCTGCGTACCGAGGCATTTGCTGCCGGGTATCAACTCAAACTTTGTGCCGTGGCAGCGCTGACAAGTCTTGTTGACCACATAGTCGAGCGCCACATTGCCGATCTCGATCAATTCGGCCATCGTCAGGTGAAGGCGTGCACGCCGGGCTGCCTGCCTGGCCATCGTACATGCTTGACGCTTGGCCTCGCGGATTGCTGCCGCATCGTGCGACAGGTACATGCGAACCAGCGCCGAGGCCATTGGGTAAGTCATGCTGGCATAGCCGAGCGCCGCCACATAATCCGCATCGCCCCGGTTGCGCGTTACGCTCAAATCGTCCGAAACGAGGGCCGGCGATAGCCGGTCAAGGCTTTCGCGCACGCCGACTCTCCCGGTATTCGACGACGCTTATCCCGTGGCAGGCCAGCATCAGCTTCTTCTTGAGCAAGTATTCTCGCGTCCGCATTCCCTTGGCGTCTTCGACCACAACCCGGAATTCGCCATCCCGATAGGTAAAGTCTGCGACATACGCGCCAATATGATGGCCATGCACTTCCAGATTGATCGCACCTGACATTGCAGCGCAGATATAACGCCGGCCTCCTGCAAGCGTTTCAGTTCCACATAGCGTTTCGCTTCCAGCTTGCTATCGAAGGTCCGCCCATCGATCTGGATTTTCTTGTTGCGATACTTGCTGCGCCTCGCCTCGACCTGATGCTGCCGCGCCTCCTGCTTGGCTTCTGCCCTGCCCTGGCGCTTGGCATGGTATTCGCGCAGATCGTCTTCTGACCAAGCCATCGTCAGCGCTCCAGTCCCATGCCGTACATCAGTTTGCGGATCGTATCGGCCAGGCAACCAAGCTCGGTTTTCTTCATCACGTTCCACATACACCGCAGGCCGTGAATGCCGTTACGGCTTCCCTGGTGGCAATCCTTGCAGAGCGGTATGCACAACTCGTCCGGGCTTTTTCGCCCCGGCGTCCGCCCCTCCAGAATATGATGCGCATCGCTCGGCCCTGCCCGTCCGCAGACGGCACAAGGCAATTCCTTGACGCGCTCGATATGTTTCACTGGAACAGCCCCAACTGCTTCGCCGGCAAGCCCACGGGTCGGATCGTGATACCGCTGATGCGATCCTTGCGCTTCGGCTTGATCTCAAGTTCTCCGGTGTCGTACAGCAGTTCATTGATCCGTGCTGAAACGGTGCTTTTCTCCATGTTCAGCGCCTTGGCCAGTTCGCCGATGGACCAACTCGATACCGCGCCGGAATTCTGCTCGATGAAACTCAGGATGTTTCCGCGCTGGATGGACGACTTGCCGCTATCTTCATGGGCATGGAAGGCATTGATGGCGGTTGCGTGCTGATCAATCAACATGGCTACTCTCCGTACTCGTTGAGAATCGAATCCATCATTTGCTGGCAGCGGGCGAACTTGGCGGCGCCGCTCTCCCCTTTCGGTCCGCACTTACCCCACAGGAAGACCGCCGCATCTTCGCCGCGCAGGAAGCCCATGACCTTGGCGTGGTATTGCTCGAACTCGTTTTGATCGGCGTTGGCGAAACTCACGCTCCTGGGGATTGGCACGACCCCCCCCTTCGGACCGGCACACCACACCACCCAACCGGCGCCGACCTTGAGCCATATCCAGAACTGCTCGAAGTCGGTAAAGCGCTCCTGATAATCGAACACCGCGTTGATGATGCTCATGTGGCGACGGTGATACGGCCCGCTACGCGGAATCACGAAATCGATCACGGCAAACTCGCCGGGATCGAGATCGATCAGTCGCTTCCAGATTTTTCGCCAGCCCTTGCGGTCATCGCTGCGCCAACCGTCGAAGAGTCCGAACAGGAAGCCGCGCACCCCGGACAGGATGGCTTCGCCTGGGAACGGCTCGGCCGTGCGAACGATCGTCACCCGGCTCATGGCTGCGCGATGGTTTCCATGATGTCTTCGGCGATCATTTCCAGCGTCGCCATCACGTCATAGACGCCGACCAGCGCTTTCGGAAAAGCCGCCAGCTTCTTGCGGAATAGATCGGTCGCCGGCTTGGTCATCTGCACGTCGTCGCCTTCCGGCGTCAGGAAAACGGCGAGCTTCATGCCCTCGACGGTTGAGTTTTGCAGCTTGTCATAGACCTTGCGGGCCGCGTCCTTGATCTTCATGGTCATTCTCCTTCGGGTAATTTCCGTAACTTTCCCTGCGCCTTCGCCTTGTCATGCACCTTCTGTGCGAATTCCTCGCCCTGCGTCTGCTTCATGTAGTTCAGTTGCCTTTGCTGCTCGCGCCGGCTGATCTGCATGGCAATGATGTCCACGGCTTCTTCCATCGTGGGCAGGCGGGTTCGTTGATTGCTGGCCACGGGTCAATCCAGTGCGGAGCGCTGTGGGTAATGCTCGGCCTGCGCCGCGCGGATCATTTCCGGCGTGACCTTGTGCGCCTTGACCACGCGGTCCTTGAAGGCCACGAAACTCTCGCCGGGATGGGATACCAGACCGATTTCCTTGGCCTTGGCCTCGATCACCGGCACGGAAATTTGCAGATACCAAGGCGGCGGCTTCTTGTCGGCAGCCGGTTTTGCGCCGCCCTTGGGCTTGACCAGATCATTCCTGATCCAGTTGCGCCATGTCGCCAGCCAATCCGCCTTGCGCCCCTTGGCGCCGGCCTGTGCCAGCCAGTGATCCTTGAATCGGTCGGCTTCTCGTCGCACGTCATCGGCGGATAGTTCAGGGCGCTCTTGCAGCGCCCAATCGCCCCATTCCTTCGGCAGTCGCCAGTCGGCTGGAAGTCTGGAGCCTTGGGCTGAATTCTTTGCCTTGGCTGGCTTGGGTTGAGCCGCAGGCGAAACTTGGTTTTTTTCTGCCCCCCCATCTACCGAATGTAATGAGGTAGATGGTTTACTACTATCCTCTCCCTGTCCCTGTCCATCTCCTTGTCGACCAGATTTCCCAAGGGTCATCTCCGGGACATTGCCACCGTGTCCCTGGGGACATTCTTGTTTTGTCCCTGGGGACATTCCTGTTTTGTCCGGCGCCTTGGGGGGCACATAAGACGGAGACAGGAAAGCCTCGATGGTGGGGTATGGAATCGCCTGATCGCCCGTCAAATCATGGCGTTGATTCAGTTTCTTGATGCGCCCGCACTCGTTGTTCCAGGCTCTTTCCTGCTTTCTCGCCAACGCCTCATTGGCTTTCTCGGCGACGACTGGATGATAGAGTCGCCCGTCGCTGCACTTGATCCAACCGCGCAGGCTTCCCTCGCGAACTTTCTGCCATTCCTTGACCACACGACCGAAACCGGCAAGCTGCGAAAGTATTTTGTCGTTGTCCGGCAAACTGGCCGCAGGCACCTGATGCCATGACGCACACCACAGAAGAACGGCACAACGGAACTCGTCGCCAGTTGATTCTGCGGATAAGTCGCTGTCGCGTAACCGCACGACATCGAGCGGCATGAATGGAAACTCGCGCAGATCGCAATCGGCAGGGGTAAGTGGCGCTGTCATGGCGTCACCCGCTCTGCTGAAGCGCTGCACTGTCTTGTTGCTGGCAATATTTTCATTGCGGCCCCTGCCGCCCCAAGGTGAAAAAGGGTGAGGCTGCGAGATTGGGGCGAATCTCGCCGGCTGGCCGGCCGTTGCCTCATTGAAACCTTCGATAGCTTGATTAACCAGAATCAACCAAAGGTGACAAATTTGCCCTTTGGCACTACACTAATAACAAATAATTACTACTTTTGTTAAATGCGGTTAGCTACTGCTAACCAAAATACACCAATCAAACCTGTCCATGCAACAGGTATTTTTGTCATGCCATACGGAGGCAGATATGGTCGAAAAGAAACACAGCGAAGTCGCCGATAACCGGCGCTGGAATTTCCAGCAGATCACCAACCGGCTCGGCACCAACGAAGTCGCCCGTCGCCTGGGTAAGAACAACTCGCAGATCAGCGCCGTAGTCGGCGAAACGCGCAACCGAAATATCGGCAACCGATTCGCTCAACAGATCGAGAACGAATTTGGCTTGCCGCCTGGCTCGCTCGATCTGCCGCCGCCACCCGAAGCGCTCAAACACGAAGACCGTTACCTGGCCGAGATCAACTCGACGCTGGCCAACGCCACCGACGACGATAAGGAACTTGTCCTCGGCATTGCCCAATGGGTCGTCAAGCGCTCCCTGTCGAAGAACTCCGACCTCAAGGACGAGTTGATTCAGGCGGATCAGGTGTGACATTTATCACGGCGACATACGGCAACGCTTGAAACAGCGGTTTGAATTTGGCATATTGTGTTGACGTTCACGTAAATGACCCAAAAGTTATTACCCACAGAGGATCGCTATGCCAACCAACGCCGACCCACGCCAGTTCAGCATTTCCATCGAACTCGACCAGAACGGCGAGATTCACGAACAAATCTCCGGCGCCTTTATGGCCAGCCAAAGCGAAGTCATTGCCAGCCATTTGATCCTGCTGGCCAGTCGCATCAGGAATGCGACACGACGGCAAGCCGCATGTGATGCGCAGACCGTTTGATTGCCTACTACTAATCAACCCATAAAAATATTTGATGATTAGCGTTGTTTGCTTATCGCTAATCATCCGCTAAGATGTCATAAACGATGCAACGAGCATCGTGGCTAATACGGAGGCCATATGGACATCATCAAGCGAATCGAGCGAGCCATTCTCGCCTTCCAGATATTTTGTCTGGACATCACCATTGAAGGACAAACCGAGGCGCTTTCCTGCCTCGGCGATCCGATGCTGAAAGGCCGGATCGAGATCGCCCGCTCCAATGCACGCAGCGAACGGGCCTCACTTCGCGCTCAGTACAGCGCCACCTTCCCGCCTGGCCACATGATCCGCTGGAAAGCAGCCTAACCCGCAATACGACTGGTGCCGGATCGGCACGACCATTTACCTATCCGTGAGGAAAACATGACTCAAGAAATCAACGAAGACGGCCGCGAAGTTGTCTCCATGACCGTCGAAAGCGGAACTGCTGCACTGATCAATCGCGGCGAGATCGATATGCAGATCGCCACGGCGCACAAGTTTCCGCGCTCGATCAGCCGTTTCCGCAAGGAGGCTGCGGCAATGGTCACGCTCAACGAGCAGATCGCCGAGTCGTGCATCTATGCCCTGCCCCGTGGCGACAAGACCATCGAAGGGCCGAGCGCACGCTTTGCCGAAGTGATTGCCTCGGCCTGGGGAAACTGCCGGGCCGGCGCCCGCGTCGTTTCCGACCAGGGCAACTTCGTGACCGCGCAAGGCGTCTTCCACGATCTTGAGCGCAACGTCGCGATCACCTACGAGGTGCAGCGTCGCATCACCGATAAAAGAGGACGGCGCTATAACGACGACATGATCGGCGTCACCGGCAATGCCGCCTCGTCCATTGCCCTGCGCAACGCCATCCTCAAGGGCGTGCCGAAAGCCTTTTGGGACGATATGTATCAGGCGGCTCGCGCGACGGTCATGGGCGACTTCCAGACGCTTTCCAACCGCCGGGCCGATGCCATGAAAGCCTTTGTCGCCCTTGGCGTCAAACCGGAACAGGTCTTTGCCAAGCTCGGCGTCAAAGGCATCGAGGACATCGGGCTTGAACACTTGGTCACGCTGCGCGGACTTATTACCGCTATCAAGGAAGGCGATACCACGCCGGAGCAGGCTTTTAGCAGCGCAGGCGAAGAAACCACGCCGACGCCTGACCAGCCCAAGGCAAGCGAGCCGAAATCCCTGCCGACGATCCCCGAAGACAAGCTGCGCAGCGAACTCGAAAAAGGCAAGGCAGCCATCCGCGCCGGTCGCATCACGCCGCAGCAGATCATTACCAACCTATCCACCAAGTACAGCCTGACTGAAGAACAGAAGTTCGCCATCGACGATCTGGCCGTGCAAGTTCAATCCGAAGGAGAGCAGCAATGAAACTGCATAACGTCATCCAGGGCAGCCCCGAATGGCACGCCCTGCGCAACCGGATCAAGCATACCGCCAGCGACTTGCCGGCCATTCGCGGCAACTCGAAATTCAAGACCCGCGCCCAGGCTATCCGCGAAGCTGCGACCGGCATCAAGCCCGAAGTCAGCGATTTCATGCAGCGCAAATTCGACGAGGGCCACGCCGCCGAAGAACAGGCCCGAGCCATTGTCGAGCAGATGATCGGCGAAGACCTCTACCCGTCGACCGCAACGACTGACGATGAATTCCTGCTGGCCAGCACGGACGGATCGACCATGATGGGCGATACCGGCTATGAGCATAAGCTGTGGAATGAAGAGATCGCCGCGCAGATTCGCGCCAGTATCGAAAGCAATACTTGCCAACTGCACCCGATGTACACCGACCAGATGGATCAGCAGATCGCGGTCTATGGTTTCGAGCGCATCATCTTTGTCACCTCGGACGGAACGCTCGACAAGCTGGAGAGCTACGAATACACCGGCAACCCGGAATCCATCGCCCGCATCCGCGACGATTGGGCGCAGTTCGACATCGACGTGGCCAATTACCAGCCGGAAGTGGTCGAGGCCAAGCCGATCCTGACCGCCAATCCGTTGGAAAACCTGCCGATGCTGGCTATCGAGATCACCGGCCGCGTCACCAGTTCCAACCTGGCCGAGTTCCGGCAAGCGGCAACCGCCGTGATCGATTCGATCAAGACCGAACTCGTCAGCGATCAGGATTTCGTCGACGCCACGGCAGCCGTCAAGTACCTCAAGGATGTCGAGCAAAACGCCAAGCTGGCCAAGACGAACGCCCTCAGTCAAACGGCCAGCATCAACGACCTATTCAACGCGCTTGACGAAGTGATCGCCAAATCGGCCGAAGTCCGCATCAAGCTCGACAAGCGCATCACGGTTGAAAAGGATCGCCGCAAGGAAGCCATCGTGATCGACGGCGCCACCCAATTGCGCGAATACATCCTCGAATGCAACCAGCGCGTCGGCGGCTTGATGCCGAAATTCGACGGCAACTTTGCCCAGGTCGTCAAAGGGCTGCGCACGCTCGAATCGATGTCGGAAAAGGTCGGCGTCGAACTGGCCCGCTGCAAGGTCGAAGTCACCACCATCGCCAACCGCATCGGCGACAACCTCAAGAGCCTGGAAGGCGAAGGCCATAGCTGGCGCTTTCTGTTCCCTGATCTGGCCAACGTCGTCACCAAATCGACGGAAGACTTCGCCAACCTGCTTGCCTCGCGCATCACGGCGCACAAGGCAGCCGAAGAAGAACGGCTTGAGCAGGAACGCGCCCGCATCCGAGCCGAGGAACAGGCCAATGCGCAACGCGAAGCGGCGGAAAAGATCACGGCAGCAAACCAGACGCAGTTCGATCAGCGAGAAGCCACGACCAGTGTTCAGACCGTTGCGCAAGCATTGGTGAATAACCTGCACGTTGCCGATCCGGTTGTTATTGCTGGCATACAGATCAACCAAGCGGAAGTTGTCGAATTGCCCGACAGCGGCGAAACCATGAAACTCGGCGACATCTGCCGCCTGCTTGGCTTCCAAGTGACGGCCGACTTCCTGTCATCGCTCGGCATCGAGCCGGCAAAGATCGAGAAAAGCGCCAAGCTCTACACGGTCACGAAGTTCCCGACCATCTGCCGCCTGATCTCGGAACACGTCAATAACGTCATGCGTCAATCGCTGGCCGCTGACTTCTCGATCCAGAATCAGAAGGTCGCATGATTGACTAGCACTAGGCAACGAATACCACTGTGAGCGAGAGGCACTGATGTTCGTGACTTGTTGGCCAGTTGCGAGCCGAGCCAAAGACCAACTCAACCGGGGCGCTTTGAGGGGCTGGAAAACCGGGGATGGTGATAGCAAAACCCCTCACCTATTTCGTACCACCAACCACCTGAAAAGGAGTAGCAAACGAATGGCAAAGCCACTGAATGACAACCTCAACGCGGTTCGCATCGAAACCGAAGATGGCGACCTGTTGCCGGTCATGGAACACGCCGGCACCAAGTTCTCCGAACTGATCAAGGCCGTCGAGCAAAACCAGAAGGCCGGCAAGCTGGTTCTGACCATCGACATCAAGCCGTCGACCGCCGGAACGCTGGCGGTTAAGGCCGATGTCAAGACGACCAAGCCGAAGTCGGCCCCGGTCGAATCCCTGTTGTGGCCGACCGTCGACGGCAACCTGCTGGCCGAAGACCCGCGCCAAACCAAGTTGCCGCTGCGCCAGGTTGAAGCCGAACAGCCGCGCGAACTCAAGCACGTCGCCGGCTAATCGTTCATCAACCCATCACCGAACAAGGATCAATCATGGAAGACCTCAATCAAAACATCGCGCAGACCGTCAAGGACATCGCCATTGCCTCGATGGAGCCGCGTAGCTTCGGCAACGCGCAGCCGTTCGTTGTCGTTCCCGAAGGCTTTGAAGTGCGCGACTGCGAAGAGTTTTTGCTCGCGCCGGCCCGCAAGCGTGGCGTCGTCGTGGCCAGCGATACCGAGAGCTTTATCGCTTACACGAAGAAGCACGGCAGCCTGGACGATTGCACCATCTACGCCGACATCAATTCCGACAATTACCTGTTCCATTTGGTCGGTGTAATCAACGACCACGGCAACGACAAGGCGCAATGGCGTGACTTCCGTTGCGAACTGACACCGAAGCTGGCTATCGAATGGGATCGCTGGACGAAATTCAACCGAAAGAACTTCTCGCAAAGCGATTTCGCCACCTTCATCGAAGACAATCTGCCGGACATCGCCAGCGTCACCGGCTTCCCCACGGGTGCCGAAATGCTGCAAATGGCACTCGGCTTCGAGGCAACCTCCAGCAAGAATGTCCGCAGCAAGATCAACCTGCAAAACGGCAACGTCCAATTCGAGTTTGCCGAAAACGATGATGATCGCACCAAGCAAACCATGCAGGTCTACCAGCGCTTCATGCTTGGCATTCCGGTCTTCGATGGCAGCACTGACGCCTATCCGCTGGAAGCGCGTCTGAAATACCGCGAATCGAGCGGAAAGCTGACCTTCTGGTTTGAACTGATCCGCCCGGATCGCGTCTTCAAGTCCGCCGTGAAAACCGAGTTGGAAAAGATCAAGTCCGGACTCGGCTTCCCGATCATCCAGGGTTTCGTTCAGCGCTAACCCACATCAATCCAGATACGGGCCGGGCAACCGGCTCGTCGGGAGATCACCATGCAAATGCAAAGCGTCAAGTCCAGCCAGATCGCCGAAGTCGGCTTCGATGAAAAGTCCGGCACCCTGGCCGTCCGCTTCCATAACGGCGGGCTGTACCACTACGCCGGGGTCGGCAAAAAGGACTTCGAGTCGCTGACCGCCGCCAAGAGTATTGGCAGCCATTTCAGCAGCGCCATCAAGGGCAAGTTCAAATTCACCAAAGTTCCTGAGAAGAAGAAGGGAGAAAAGTAATCATGGCCAACAGCAAGCCCAACCACTTCAAGACCATTCGCCAGAAGTTGCAACTCAATCAGCAAGCCTTCTGGTCACGCCTAGGTGTCACCCAATCGGGCGGCTCGCGCTACGAATCCGGTCGTTCTGCGCCGAAGCCGGTGCAGACCTTGTGCAGCCTGGCCTACAAGAAGCCGCACGAAGCCCTGGCCGAACTCGCCAAGCTGCGCGGGACGACCGTCGACGAACTGCTCGGAGCGTCCGCCAAATGATGCGCAAATCAATCGCCATAGGATTGCTCAGTGCTCTTGGTGCATTCAGCATGATGCAGCCGAAAATTCTTCGGGTGCTTGACGCACAGGCATCTATCCAGCCAAGCCGTCGCCAAATCAATAAGCTGAGAACCCAAGGATCGCTGTGGAATTACCCTCCACGCGATGGACACAGCGTCGCCCACGGCAAGCGGATGGCCAAGAAGCGCCGCAACCAGCAACGTCATCGTCAAGCCATGAAAGGCTGATCATGTTACCTACCCCCGATTTCAACGCTACGCTCGTCGCCGGCAACGTCAAGGCGGCGATGCGCGATGCCAACGCCTCTTCTCGCGACCTGTGGTCCGTCGAAGTCTCGGCCCTGCGCATCCTGCCGGATTTCAACGTTCGCCTGCACGACACGGCTTGGGAAACCCATATCCGCGCCCTGGCCAACTCGATGAAGGTCGAGGGCTTCTATCAGGACAAGCCGCTGGCCGGCTTTGTCGCCAAGGAAGGCGAGAGCCAGGTCATCTACGTCACCGATGGTCATTGCCGCTACAACGCCGTGATGCTGGCCAACCGTGAAGGCGCCGAGATCATTCGCGTCCCGGTTGTCGTCAGCGCTCAAGGGACATCCCTCGAAGACCTCACCGTTTCCCTGTTCAAGTCCAATACCGGCAAGCCGCTGACCCCCTACGAAACCGGCATTGTCTGCAAGCGGCTATCGCGCTACGGCTGGAGCATCGAGCAGATTTCCGACCGCCTCGACCTGACCGAGTTCTATGTCGACGGTTTGTTGCGTCTGGTCGGCGCCCCGGCTGAAATCCGCGAGCTGGTGACAAGCGGCCAGGTATCCGCCTCGATGGCGATTCAGGCATTGCGCGGCAAGGGCAACAAGGCGCTCGAATTCCTGCAAGCCGCCGTGAACAAGGCCAACCAATCCGGCAAGCAACGCGCCACCTCCAAGCACCTGCCCGGCCGGGAGTTCGAGAAGAAAGCCCGCAAGGCGGCGCCGGTCATGTTCTCCACGCTGCAGTCGATCAAGTCCGACCCGGCGTATCAAAGCCTTTCGGCCGAGCTACGCACCAGCATCGACACGCTGATCGAGCAGATCAACACGGAAAGCGAGCAACAAAATGGCCTCGGTTAACAAGGTAATACTGGTAGGCAACCTCGGCGCCGATCCGGAAACGCGCTACACCGCCAGCGGCGACGCCGTGTGCAATATCCGCCTGGCCACCACTGATAGCTGGAAGGACAAGAACAGCGGCGAGAAGCGCGAACAAACCGAATGGCACCGCGTCGTTTTCTACCGCAAGCTCGCCGAGATCGCCGGCCAATACCTGAAAAAAGGCTCTCAGGTTTATCTGGAAGGACGTATCCGCACCAGAAAGTGGCAGGACAAGGACGGCCAGGATCGCTATACGACCGAGATCGAAGCCACTGAAATGCAGATGCTTGGCGGACGCCAAAGCGCTGGTGCGCCGGCTGGAAACGACGAGCCGACCGACTACTCACCGGCCCCGCCGAAGAACAAGCCGAAGCCGCCATACGATGGCCTGGGCGACGACATCCCCTTTGCCCCCCTGGCCAAGCGCGGTGCACTGGCGCATGTGATCTGAGGACATTATGACCAAAATCGAACTGCAATTTACCAGCCCGGAAGCCGAAAAGCGCTACCAGAATTCGGCGCTCTACGGCTCTCCAATGTCGGCCGGCCTTGATCTTCGCGCCGCCATCGACAAATCCATGTCGCTGCTGCCCGGCGAGCAGGAAATTATACCCACCGGCATCAAACTCAATATGGCCAAATTGAGTCCGCGCATCGTCGCCCTCGCCCTGCCGCGTTCCGGCTTGGGTAGCCGCGATGGATTAGTCCTCGGCAACCTGACGGGCGTCATCGATCAGGATTACCTCGGCGAGATCATGCTGTGCGCCTGGCACCGACCGACCAGCGGACACCTGAACAGCTTGGGCCATCGCCTCGGCGGCAATCCCATCCACATCGAGCCGTGGCAGAAGATCGCGCAACTGGTATTCGTGCCGGTGCTGCGCTTCGAGTTCGATGTCGTCCAGCAATTCTCCGTCGCCACCGAGCGCGGCGAAGGAGGTTTTGGGAGTACAGGTCGTGCTTAACTTCCACGGATTCAAGAAAGCGGGCCGGGACTATACCTATACCCTGCCCTCCATCCTCCCCAACATCATCGGAGAAAAGGCGAAATCGATAGCCGAGATCGCCAGCGAGGCCGGCCGCTCCGATGATGCTGCGGGACGGGCGATTACCCACTGCCGCCAGGACGTTCATATCGAATCGTGGCGCCGGACCAAAGTGGGTTGGGTTCCGCTTTACCTTTGGGGCCGGGGCGAAGATGCCGCCAAGCCGCCGCCGCTGACCAGCGCCGAAAAGAGCCGAATCTACCGCGCCTCGGAACACGGCCGCATTGCCTCGGCTGCCGCCTGCCACGCCTACCAGCTATCCCCGGCCGGCGCGGAATACCGCAAGCGTCGCTACCAGAAAATCAAGCAGGCAAGAGATCGTAAGCGTCAGGCCCATGCCATGCTGAAAGAGATCGATCCCCTGCTGGCTGCTTTCATACGGTGACACCATGCAAACCATGCGCCTTGAAGAAGCCGCCAAGTACCTGAACATCAGCGCCGATTCGTTGCGTGATCTGGCGGCAATCGGCGAAGTCCCCGCCACTCGGCTCGGCAAGAACAGCAGCGGCGCCGGGAATGGCCTGCCGTGGATTTTCGTGGATGTTCTGCTCGATCACTACCTGCTCGAAAAGAGCGTTCGCGATACCAATTCCCTGCGCACCAAGCACGGCATTGGTAAGTTGAAATTCAATGACGAAGAAGCCGCGACGCCGACTAGGATTCCGTCCCGTCGCCAACCGAGAGTTCCGCCTGAACTGAAGGCGGTATAAGGAGTGTGTGATGAACTTGCTGACAATCACCACATTGCATCCGCCAGCGTACTGGCCCGCAGGTTGGCATATCGACGTAGCATCCTCGGATCGCGATGCCCTGTAATCAAACTGATTTGCACGTCCGTAAAATTCGTCCGCTCGAATAGTCGGCTGGTCGCTTCATGGCGCAGATCATGGAAGTGCAGATCATCGCACTTGGCCAGCCTGGCGATGGTTCTCCAGCGTTTAGATACCCGGTTTGATCCGGCCTTTATGCCCCGCTCCGATGTGTCGCCATCCCATAACGTCGGGAAGACTCGACCCTCGCCACCCTGCTTAAATAACTCCACCGCCACGGACGACATAGGAACTTGCCGAGAGTCGCCATTTTTCGTCCGATCAAGAAAGATCGTCCGCCGTCCAATATCCACCTGATCCCAGGTCAGCGTGAACATTTCGCTCATTCTCATGGCCGTTTCTACGGCTAACTCGAACAGTAGCAGCATGGGCTTTAGGCTCTCCGGGCGCAATCCACGTTCGGCGCCAATCGACTTGATGTAGTCCTTGTCCCCGGTCAGCACCTTGCGGATGCGATCCTCTTCCCCAGGCTCAAGGCGGCGGCTGCGCGAGTTGTCTTCAGGCGGCGCTTCGTCAACCGAATTGCGCTCGGCTTCGTTATATGTGGCGTAGCGCACCGGAAGCAGCTTGAGCGGGTTCATCGGCAAATTGCCCATCGTTACATGCCAATCCAGGCAGCGCCGCAATGCTCCAATGCGATGGCGGATCGTGGCCGGCGTGTAATTCTTCTCCAGCTTGTAGCTACGAACCAGCCCGATAGCCCATTGCACCGTGACTTCGCCAACGGCGATATGCCCGATTTCTGGCAACAGCGTATTCAAGCGCTCGATGTCCCCGGTCTTGACATGGTATCCGGTCAAATAGTCGCGAATCGCATCCGCCACCGAGACATACATCGATTCCGGCTTATCGCGTCGTCCTTCCTTGGGCTTGGCGAACTCCAGCAATTCCTTGGGAACGGTCCCGGCATCGATCAAGGCTTCCGCTTCTTTGCAGTAGGATCGCGCCGCCTCCATATTCGGGAAGGTCAGATAAAGCGCTCCGGGTAATTGCTTACGTCGAATGCACGCTTCCACCGTACCGGACGCGCGGGTTCTAAATGTCGCCATAAGAGTCTCCGTATAACTCAGCGAATAGGATTATTGATACTGAATTTGTGTGGTTTAACCGCACTTTAATATCTAGCAGTATCTATTTCAACCCACATTTTCCCATATATTGCTTAGTTAATACTGCGCAATATTAACCATATATAGGAAAACAAAAAGCCCGGAAAACCGGGCTTTTGATTGTGCTGCAAGGCTTTTAAGCTGGAGGCGCGAGCCGGAGTCGAACCGACCTACACGGATTTGCAATCCTATTACTCCATTTAATAATCAATCACTTACATCACAACCGCAAATGATTAACCGCACTTCGAGGCGAATAATACACTAAAACTTCTTTCCGCCAAACACCTTTTCCATGATCCATGCGGCAAGAGCAATCAATGGCAGCGCAGCCAACATGATCAGCAGTTGGCCGGGCGCTACGATCAACAGACCGATGCCGCATAAGATAGGGATCAAGTACCACCAATTCACGATGCCAATTCCTTCATTACGGTGCCACGCAATTCTGGCGGGGCCGATTTAATAAACCGCTGTTCGCGGGTCATTGTCATCGAGCGAATCCGATCAGATATTTGTTTCGGAGTAATGAGGATTTTAGTATCAGGATTCTTTTGATTCCAATTATTTAATTCAGCGCGAGCCGCCGCGACCTTATCCGGGTCTTTCTCGAATACGCCCTCGGCCCACTTCTGCGCGACCTCTGCTTCAACGGCACGTTGCTGGTTAACCGTCTGCATGACCTCGTTGATCTTGGCGCTTTCCCTGGCCACCACGTTCGGCTGGAAGCCAACTGCCTTCCAGAACGCATCGTAACCATCGGTATCAACCACCTTGCGCCCATTAGTATCCCGGTAGAAACCCATCTGCATCATGTCGGCAGCCTTGAAGGCATTTTGCATGGCGAGCGGCGCACCCATGCGCAAGGCACCAGCCAGATCGCCTTGGCGTGCTGCCTCGAAGCCTTTGATTGCCGACGTGGCAAAGCCGCCAATCGGCCCAATGACTTCCAAAACGTCGCGGCTCTTGTCGGTTTCCGACACCTTAAACATGCCGGTGCCGGGGATCAGGTTCTGCACCCCCACCCGCTTGCTGATGTCAATCGGGCTGCCGGGGATGCCGGAAACGCCTTTGCGGAAGACCTCACCGCCGACCTCGCCGAAGACCTTGGCCGCATTCTTGCGCAGCCATTGCTTCGAGTTGGTCGAGTAGCCGAAGAAGTGGCCGATGGTATCAATCAGGTCTTCGATGTCGTCGGCGAACGGCAAACCTTCAGCTCCGGCACCGATGAACATGATGGCCAGCGCCAGCGCGAACGCCTGCGGATTGTTCTTTTGCAGGCGGCGCAGGAATTCGATATAGGCAATCGAGAACTGCTTGAAGGTGAAAACGGTTGCCCCGACCGAGCCACGCGCCCAATTCGGTCGGTTCCCCTTGTTGTAGATACCCTGCGTGTCCTCGACGGCCTTCTGAGCAAAGGCAAACGGATTGGCCTCACCATTGTCGCGAGCCATGTTGTAGGCCGCGATAAAAGTGAGTTTCCGGTTGAACGATTCAGCCAGCGAGAAGAACGATCCCCAGGCTCGCAGGAAACGGCGCACCGGCATCGAGCGGCCCAGGCCACGCATCGATTCGGCGTAAAGCTGGTGGATTTCGTGCGGCTCGGTAACGCCCTCGCGAGCGGCCAGTTTCATCGCCTCGGCAAGCTGCGGATCGTAGTTGCCTGACGCATACAATTTGGCAGCGCTGGCCAGGGCGGCGCCAGCCTTCCCTGCTCCACCGAACTGCGCCAGATAGGGCGCGGTCATCGTGATCGGCTGCGTCATGTTGACCAGCGACGACGCAATCGAACCACCGAGGAAGTGAACAAACAGGTAGCCACGCAGCGGCGCCGACTCTTCCTGCGGGTTTTGCAGGTAATGGGCGAGCTTGGCAGCCTCGGAGCGGACATCGCCCTTGGTCTGCGGAATATCCATTACCGCCTTCTTCATGTCGCCGAAGTGGTAATTGCGTGCCGCCATCCGGCCATTGCTGGTCACGAACTGCGCCAGTACCCGTTGCGAATCTTCCGAGAAGCCGGCAATACCTTCACGCTTGATCAAGCGCTTCAAGGCCGAACGGTTGTTCACCGTGAGGCGCAGGAAGTCTTGATAGACTGCCTGCTCATCGGCCCCCAATGCCTCGGCGAAGACCTCCAGGCTGGACGGATCGATACCACCAAACAGCTTCCAGGCTTCGCTATCCATGATACCGCTGGTCACGGTGGCATCCGGATAGGCTTCGCGCAGGGCGCGTGCCATCTTGTTGGCCTCGCGTTGCGACTCGAACATGCTGAAATAAAGGCGGGTCGGCTCGCCGGTTTCCGGGTCCGGACCCACGGCGTCGACGGTATATTCGCCAAAGCGCATCAGCGGTGCATAGCCCATCGCCTTCAACTGATTGATGCGTTGCGCCTTGGTCTGCACATCGCCGGCCGTCTGTTCGGCCAGAAGCGCCTTGCGTTCCAGTTCCTTCGCCTTGGTTTCGTCGCCCTGCTCGCGAGCCGCGCTGGCTTCCTGCATCTTGCTCCGCATGTCGGCGAGCAAGGCATCGGACAATAGGTCAGATGCGGCATTGATATTCGATCCCTTGGCTTGCTCGATCAGCGCTTCCGGCAGGAGCGATTTCGATATACGCGCCATTTCCGACACGCCGAGATCGTCCAAAGACTTGTTGATGCCGTCGCGGAATTCCCGGTACAGACTGATCTGCGCATCGTTCATGTGAAAACGGCTGCGTAGCTGCTCGTCGGTATAGACGGTGTTCTCCAGCGTGCCGGTAAAGACCGGGTGCGAGATCGCCTCGATGTCGGCCCGCTTCGGTCCGCTCCACGGGTTCAATGCGTCGGTCAAGGATTCCAGCTTTTGCAGCAGGTTCGGCGCCCGCTCGGCGGCGTCCATCGCGAAGCGGCTGGTATCGAGTAGATACGCCTGGCCAATGTCGAAGACCTTTTTGAAATCCTTGTCGACCTGGGCTTTGTGATACTGCGTCGCTACCGTCTTGTGCAGGAGGTTGAACGACTTGTCAGAATGGAAAAGGTCGTACAGTTCGTTGGATGCCTGCTCGGTGATGTTGTAGCGGATGTCGTCTTTTGCCGTCGCCGAAAACTTCGGCTCAGTACCACCATGCGATTTCTTGACGTGAGCCAACAGCGTTGCCATACTCATAGTTGGCCCTGCGTCGTTACCGTCTGCCGCCCCTTCTTTGTGAAGGTGTGCATCAGCAGCCGGCTTCGCGGGGCTTATTACATCGGAAGCATTGAAATCATAGAAACGCTGGCCGCTTCGCGTTTCCTTGACGACCAGCCGAGCCAGGTAGGCTTGGCCACCAAGCTCGAACGGTGCATAGAAATGATGGACCGCAAAAATGTCCATCTGGTTTTCTGCATGGCGTGTCGGCTCGGATTTCACCAGCACGGCGTTTTCCATCATGGCTGGCAAGGCCGATACCGAAAGTGTTTGCACATCCTTGGCGGCATGGTTCATCGTCTTGTTGATGCCCTTGCGTCCAAAGCTGATTTCCCACCCGGTCGCGGCATTGGTGATGGTCTTGCCCTGGACGTTGTGCCGTAGCCAGTTGGTTGCCTTCTCCTGCAAACTATTCCCCTGCTCTGCCCGTACATTGTCTGGATTGACGCGGGCGAACGGCACGAATTGCCGGCTGTCGGTAATCGACGGCGAGCGCTTTTCAGCCGCCATGTTCTCGCGCATCAGCCCCAAGCCGATCTCGATAGCCTGAGACAAGGCATTTTCCTGATTGCCCGGCAGGCCGATGATGCCGCGCACGATCCGGACGAACCATTGCCAGGCACTCTTGAGCGTGTTGGCAGTCTTCGGCGCCGATACCTGCTTGAGCGCGTCTTGGAACTTGGGATTGGTGAAGGCTTCGGCCACGAACTCGTCGACGTCAGTCATGCCATAGAGGCCGGCTAGTTGCTTCGATTGCTGGACGTGGCGGAACAAGGCTTTCATCTGCGCCGAGGCCAGCCCGCCCTTGGCCAGCGCTTTCATCGTCGCGGCGTGCATCAGTTCGTGCAGCACGTTACGCTCGGCAGCGGCGACCTTGAACAAGGCAACGGTATTGGTCCGGTTGTTATAGGCGGCGGCATAGCGCTTGTCGTTGCCGGCGTTGAATTTCCAGCCACGCGGATCGCCTACCGTCATTGCCGGAGCGATCCCGGTCTTTTGCAACAGCTTGGCCAACTGGCGATAGAGCGGATTGCGCGAGGCCGAGGCGATAAATTTCAGGATGTCGGTCGCGCTCTTGCCTTCGGCCACCATGCCATAAACCGCCTGATCGGCCGGGCTGATCTTGCCCTGGATGGCGATATTGCCGGCGCCGCTTTGATCGGGTTTGGCTTCTGGAGTGAGTTCATCGGCGCGAATTTCTTGGGTTGTCCCATCGCCGAGATTCTTGGCCGTCACCAAACTCACCCCATCCTGGCTGTAGGGGCCGCGCAGAATATTCCAGCGCGAGCCATCAGCACGAACCATGACCTGTTTTGCCGCAGCTTGCCGCTTGATCGAATCGCCAACCAGTTCCGCCTGCAACTGTGCCGCATCGGCAATCGACTGTGCCAGAAGCGATTCATCGGCAAACGGGGCGCCGACCATCGGCCGTTTCTTGGCCAGTTGCTTTTCAACCTCGGCCAGATCATTGTTGTAGGAGCGCAAGCGTTCCTCGATCTTCTTCATCGCGTTCTTGATGCGCTGGCCGAGGCCGGTTTCGTCCTGCTGCGCCCATTCGTCCAGCGTCATCGAATCATCGGTGACGCGCACCGTGGCTTCGCCCACCCGCAGATTGATCGAGACTTCATCCTTCTTCGAGTAGTTTTTCGAGAACGGTGAATACTCGGCAACCAACTCGAAGCGATCCATGACCTTGGCCACCGGCATGGATTTAGCGGCGGTGAATACCTTGGCCACCTGATTGCCGACCTGTTCTCCCACCTCGCTCGGCTTGGTGAAGGTCTTGCCGCCGACCGTCACCGGCAACTCGCTCCACCACTGATAGCCGGCGTCCTTCTGTTCGGCGGCCGCCTGCTCGAAACGCAGGATGTCGGCTCGCAACGAACGGGCGCGAGATTCCATATAAGCCACGTCCCCGCGCAGGGTCCGCTGCTCGGTGAAGTGGGCATTTTTCAGGCGGGTATATTTCTCGACGTTGGCCTGCGCCTCGGCCAGCTTGATCACGCGATCATCGCCAGCGGCGACCGCCTCGGCCATTGCATAGCTGGAGACTTCGGAAATGTCCTCGACCGTGCGCGATCCGTCGCCCCGGAATGCCTGCTCGATGGCCGAACCCTTGCGCCGCACCATGCCCCACATGGTCGAATCGTAGGTGCCTTCGGTGACATACCACTTGATGCTGATTTCCTTGTTCTGATTGCCCTGGCGCAAGATACGCCCGTGCGGCTGCTCGACATCGGACGGATACCACGGCGGCGCCATGAAATGCAGACTGGTCAAACGCTTCTGCACGTTGACGCCGGTCCCCATGTTGGCCGGCGATCCGATCAGGATGCGCTTCTTGCCCTCGCGCATTTCCTTGAACATGGTTTCTTTCTGCTTGTCGGTCTTGTAGTCCGACATGAAAGCCACTTCCGACGACGGAATGCCGGCCTTCTTCAAGCGCTCCAACATCCACTTGCGCGGCGAAAATCCACGGTTCTGTTCGACGTTCTCACCAAAGCCGACCGAAGAAAACACGATCTGCGTGCCGCCCTTGATCTTGTCCGCCTTGCCATCGGTCGTATAGACGTTATTGGCCGTCGCCTTGTACTCGTCGATGATCTGATCGATCATCAAATTCAGCTTCGAGCCGGGATCGTCCTTCATGCTCGGATAGGCAAAGCGGGCATCGATGGCAGCCAGGCGCCCATCGGTGCCGATGGCAATCACCGGGTCCGGGTTATAGGGCTGCTCCTTGGTCGGCTTCCACTTCTTCGATTCCTCCAGTCGCGGCAGCAGCACTTCGCGCATGTAGCGGTCGAGCGCGTCGCTCTTTTGCGCCGTCATCATCTGCGGCTGCCCACCCTTGAGCGCCGGCCGCTGCACATACTGGCCGAGCTGATCCATCGTCAGCACGTCCATGAACTTACGCACGCGCTGCATCAGTTCAGGCACATTGACGAACTTCGAGAAGCGCTCCACCTTTTCGTATTCTCCGGCCGCGTTGCGCTCCCATTCCTGGCCGACCGCCCCGAAGTTGTTGGCCCAGGCATCGAAGGCGTGCAAACCGTCCTCGCGCAATCCGGCGTAATCCATGAAGCGCTGGACGGTATAGAGTTCGGCAATCGTATTCGTGACCGGCGTACCGGAAGCCATGACGGCCGAGCGGCCGGGACGGTTCTGGTCGAGATAGCGCATCTTGGCGAACATGCCGAAGGCGCCCTTGGAGCCGTTCGGATCGATCCCCTTGATCTGGCGATTGGTCGCGTAGTCGAGCTTGCGGTAGGTATGCGCCTCGTCGACGTACAGGAAGTCGACGCCCAATTCCTCGAAGCTCACATTGCCGTCGCCCTTGCCGACCATCGAATCGACGCGCTGCTGTACCTGCTCGATCTGCGCCTCCAGTTTCTTGCGCGTCGTGCGGTCGTCCTTGTCGGCATCGTCCAGGGCAGACTTCAGTTCGTCGAGCATGTCATCGGCCACGGCATCGGCGGTTTCCTGCTTGATGCCGATCAGGCCAAAGGACGATTGCTTGATGATGATGGCGTCCCAATCGTTCATCGCCGCCTTGGCGACAAAACGACGGCGCTGGTCGCCGATGAAGTTGTCCTTATCCGCCACAAGAATGCGGGCCGCCGGGTAGGCTTCCTGAAACTCGTTGGCGAACTGCTCCAGCATGTGGTTCGGCACCACGAACATGGGCTTGGAGATCAGCCCAAGGCGCTTCTGTTCCATTGCCGATACGATCATTTCCAGCGTCTTGCCGGCGCCGACCGCATGATCGAGATAGGTATTCCCGGTCTGAACCACGCGCCAGATGGCGCGAAGCTGGTGATCGTAGAGCTTGTAGCGCAGCGACAGGCCGGGCAGCGTCAGATGCTTGCCATCGAAGGCACGCGGCGCCAGGTTGTTGAACTTGCGGTTATAGACGGTCAGCAGGTTCTCGGTGCGCTCGGCATCGGTCCACACCCAATTGGCGAAACGCTGCCGCATCTTCTCGGCTACGTCGTTGGCCTTGGCCGTCGCATCCTTGTCGACATAGGTTTTCTTGTCCTCGGTCGTGCGGCGGATGGTGATGCTTTCGTTGTTCAGGACGGACGACAGAATTTCCGGCATGGAACGGTCAGCCGTCCCCCACTCTGCACCCGCTGCACGATTCCGGCGCAGGTTCTCGCCTTCCACGGTCCAGCGGTTAGTGCGCGGCTCATAGACCACGCCGACCGCTTCGCCCAATGCTTCCTCGGTGAAGCTCTGCACGACATCCGAATAAATCCAGTTAGCGCCCAGGCGGATAACGATACGATCCGGGCCGAGCGGTGCCGGCTGCACCGCGATCAAGGCTTGCACGTTACGCTGGAAACGAGGATCGGTGGCCGCTGCCACTTCCGCCTCTTCGAGCTTTTTCAGGACGTTGCCGGACAGGTATTCGTCAGCGGTTTGCCAGCCTTCGACCGGATGCTCATAGACCAGATCGCCAAGCTGGTTGATCGCTTCGTCTTCGCTCAGATTGAGCAGCCCGGCGATATGGCCGATGTCGAGCCGGCCCAAGGTATTCAGTGTGACGGCAAAGGCATCGTTGACCGTCTTGATTTCGGGATCTGCTCGCTTCGACAGTACGCGGCCATTGACCAGAATGCCGCCGTCGCTGACCTCGTTATTGTTCTCGTTGATGGCTTCCAGCGCTTGAACCAGCGTGATCTCGACATCAACACTCGACTTGAGCAGCTTGTTCCACTTGAAGCGCTTATAGACGCGGGTTTCCTTGTCGCCGGCTTCGTTCTCGAATTCACGCTCATAGTTGGTGTGTTCGAGAATCCGGCCATGCGTTTTGCGGAAAGCGGCGTAGGCTTTTTTGAGTTCAGCCAGGGAGGCTTCCCAATTGCCGTCCTCAAGCTGATCCTTCATCGCCAGCTTGAGCTTGTCGCGCAGCGGCACATAATCGCGCAGCCAGGCTTGCTCCTTGTCGTTCAGTTCAATGATGTTCGATAGCGGCACGCCGACGCCGTTCTCGACCTGCATCAATTCGCCATCCTCGGCGATATAAAGCCCGCCCTCCTTCTTGCCGACCACGTTGAATTCCTGACGATCCGACTTCTGCTGGATCGCCTTGGTCGCACCCGTCTTGATCTTCTCGGCCGGGGCATAGACATCGCGCGGCAGCCGTTCAATGGCCTTGGCAAAATGTTCCTCGATGTCGCCCTCCAGCGGCGTCACCGTGTATTCATTGGCGCGGTACATCGAGCCGGCCAGTTCATGCCGGCCAAGCACCATATCCGGATGGTCGGCAAAGTATTCGTTGACCTTGGTCGGTCCCTGCGGCGTTTCGACTTCCTTCAATCCGGCCCAGGCGACCGACGACGGCGCCGCACCCGGCTCCCGCTTTTTCAGGAAAAGCACATCGGTCACGACTTCGGTGCCGGCATTGCCCTTGAAGGCGGTCTGCGGCAAACGGATCGCGCCCAGGAGATCGGCCCGCTCGGCGAGGTAGGCGCGGGCCTTGTCGTCCTGTTTGTCCATCGTCCCCTTGCTGGTCACGAAAACCAGCACGCCACCGGGGCGTACCTTGTCGATGGTCTTGGCGAAGAAGTAATCGTGAAGCAGGAAACCGTGTTTCTTGTAACGCGGATCGGCCAGCACCTTCCAGCCGGCAAACGGCGGGTTGCCGATGGCCATGTCGAAATTGTTGTCGGGCAGGTTCTGATCGATGTAGCTGTTGCGGATCACGCTCTGTCCCTGCAACAACTGGCTGGCAATCGCTGCCGTCACGTTGTCGCGCTCGATCCCGACATAGCGGCTGTCCTTGGCCACCTGCTCCGGGGCGGCGACCATGAACAGGCCGGTCCCCATGCCCGGCTCGACAATCTTGCCGCCCTTGAAGCCGAATTGCTCGACCGCCTTCCAGATCGATCGGATCACCTTTTCCGACGTGAAATGGGCGAACTGCGTGGAAGCCATGATCGCTTTCATGTCTTCCTCGGTCACGCTGTTCTTGAGATCGAAATAGACCTCTTTCCAGCCCGGTTTCAGTGCGCTTTCATCGACGCGCCCGGTCGCCACCTTCTTGGTCTGGTATCCCCGGCCACTGACGCGGACATATTCGTACTCCGGCGGGAACAGGCCATTGGCCAGATCGGAAGCGCCAAAGCCGACATACTGCGCGATCAATGCCTGTTCGTCGGCCGTGGCCAGGCGGTTTTCACTGCCCAGGCGCTTGACCAGCTTGATGATCTCGACGTTGCGCTTGGCTGTCTCAAGCCATGACCCCTTGCGCTCCAGGGCGCCAGTCGGTGCTAGATAGTTTCTTCCTGCGCTGTTTCGCTCGGAAATTCGAGCATTTGCGCCAGCACCGATTCGACGATCTGGCTCTCGCGCATTGTCAGATATTGCATCTGCCCGATCCCCGGCGTTTCCTGTTCGGCCAGATTCATCGCCTGCACTTCGTCCGTCGACAGGTCCATCAGGTCGTTGTACGTTTCCTGTGCTGCGCTGGCCCGACTCGTCGCCAGTTCGTCCAGTTCCTTGTTCGCCAGCAGACGACGATACATTTCCGGACGTTCCGATTCCAGAAATTCCTTGATCATCGTTTCCAGCTTGGGCAGGTTGGGCATCCGCATTGCGAGTCTCCTTCGCTTTCAGTGTAGCCGATTCATCCGGCATTTCAATCTTGGCCGGCTTCTGCTGCGCCCGGCGCCATTCCGCCATCAGGTTCGTGGTCAGCGCTTGGGTATCGGTATAGCCCTCGCTCTCGGCCTGCGCCATCAGCGGCGCCGGGAACATGCCGAACTGCACGCCAAACTGAGCATTGTCATCCATTGCGGCAAACAGGGCTGCCGCCTTGCTTTCGTACTCGGCCGGCTGGCGCTCGACCACGGCTTTTTCTGCCGGCTTCTCGGTAGCCTTGGCAGCAGGCTTCTCGACCAGCTTGCCGATCTCCTGCGCGAACTCATTGGCCTTGGCCTCATTCATGAACAGGAATCCGGGAATCGCCCCATAGCCACGGAAGGCGGAATACTTGACGCCATAGCCACCGGCAATTTGCTTGGCCCGGTCAAAGACATCGCGCTCGACCCGATCCTTGAACGATACCGAGTATTGCGGCACGCCGGTTTTCGTGTGCTTGAACTGGCCGATGCTGATCCCGTCCGGCACCGTTGCCGCTTCTGCCTGGCTGCTTACGTCAGGCGTCCCGGCCGGCTGCACTGACGGCTCGCGATTGACCGGCGTGCTGGCTACTTCGACTGAGGCATAAGGCAGATCAAGCACCTGGGCGATATAACCCGTGGTGCGGACAGATACCGGCTCGCCATCCTTGCGATGGCCTTCGGTATAGTCGTTGCGCACCCGGTAAGTTTCGCCGTCCTTGTTGACGAACGAACCGGCCGGGATCAAGACCTTCTGATAATCCTCGACGCTGCCCTTATCCTTGCCTTTGATCAGCGATTCGTCGAAGGCTTGCACCATTTCCTGACTGGCGTAGTCGATCTTCTTGCCGTCCTCGGCAACCAGCGTATAGGTGATGTTCGGGTTCAGGGTGCCACGCGATACGCCCAAGCCACCATTCGGATTGAGACCGATCACGCTGGTTACGGACGCATTGGCCTTGACGCTCTCCACCGTGCCGACCGTCTGCTTGCCGCCAAAGTTGGTGAAAATCACCTTGTCCCCAACCTTGTGTTGGGCATACTCCAGCAGCTTGCCATGCCGCACTGCCAGTTCGTCCGGCGTCGAATAGGCGCTATCCCATTGCGGCGTATCGCTCCACGGCACGGTAATCTGGTCGTGATAGCTCGCCGGCTTGGGCTGCTTGCGGGCCGTTTCCTGGCGAATGCGATTGCCGTCCTTCTCGAACAGCGCCCACCCGTCATTGTTCTGGCCGACAATGGCATAGCCGTTCTTCTGCGCTACCTTGTCGGCCCATTCCGGCGCCACGACCACATCAGGCGCCGCCACCGGCTCGGCCTGCTTGGCTTCTTCCGGCGTTGCCGTGCGGGTGTCTTCGGCGATTTCCGCTTCCAGATTGGCGACCAGCTTCTTGAAATTCCTGATGCGCTCCAGACGGCGATCATCGTGGATCATGTTCACATCGTTTTCGGCTTCGAGATTGGCCAGCGTCGTCTTGGCTTCGGCCAGGCGTTCGAGCTTGGTTTTCTCCTGCGGCGGACGCAGTTTGTCCAGGGCTTCCCGATAGCTGATCAATTCCCGGCGGGTTTCAATGATCTGCTGCTCATAGACCCAATCGTTCTTGTTTGCCTTGGCCTGCTCCTGCTTGGCCAACAGTTCGTTCAGTTTGGCTTCGACCTGGGCAATACGGCCTTCCAGCATCTTTTCTCGGCCGGGTTGTGCCGGCGCCTGATCCTGCAACGATTCCGGCGCTGCGTCGGTTTTCTGCTGTGATACCGGCGCTTCTTCCCCACCCTTTGCCTTACCTGCCGGTGGCGTAGCGTTATCGATCAAGTCGCGAATCGCCTGATTCGCGCCCTCGTCGTCCAATTCCATGTAATACAGGTCTTCGACGGCGTTCTCGATCTGATCTTTGGTGATTCCGGCTTCAACGGCCTGCTCGATCAGCTTTCCGTCGAGGCGGTCAAACTTGTTGGCAATGGCCATCGCCGGATGGTCATGGGCGTTATTCGCCATGAAGAAGGCGTAGGCGAATCCTTCCGGCGTTTCGCTGCGGGCGTTCTTGGTAGCGATGGACTTGCCGCCGTAGAGGCGGTGCATCTTGCTACCCTCGGTCGCTTCGGTCGGGGCAATCGGCAGATCGCCATTGAAGCGCCCCCATAGCAGGGTTTTCTTGGTGTAGTCCTCGCCGAACGCATTGGGATCGAAGGATAGCCGCCACGGCGGCAATCCGCCCAGGCTTTCGATCCGGCCAACCGGGTTTTCAATGGCCCATACCTGCGGCTTGAAATACTCGATCACGTTCAAGGTCTGGTGCACCAACTTGACGCTGGCCACCGTGCGGCCGTCGTTGTCCTTGGCGGCGAAATGACGGGCGCCACTCGATGCGAAGTCAGTACACGGGCAGGCTGCCAGCACGGCATAAATGTCCTTGCCCTCGAAATCTCCGAACCAGTCGCCAAAAAACTCAGTTGAGAAATTGTGGACATCGCCTACTACCGGGTCGTCCTGAATGTCGAACCGATAGACCTGATAGCCGGCATCTACCCACGGCTGGCTCCACTTTCCGGACAGGTCAAACAGCGATAGCACAACCTTGTCACTGTTCTCGATCCGCGTCTTCGGGTCTTTACCCTGCGCCTCGGCATGACGCTTCCATTCCTCGATATTGGCTTTCGCCTCGGCCGGTGTCATCCAGCCGTGATCATTGTGATAGACCTTTACCTTGTCGTTGATGCGGACGATCTCGTTCTTGGCCGGCGCATCGAAAACGTGCGTGATCTTTTCGCCGTCCTCAACCATCGAGGTCTGAGCCTGGTTGAATTCATCAACGATCTCGCCAAGCTCTCGGTCATCGACGCCGGTTTGCACATGCTCCGGCGCGGTAGCGTTTTCCAGTTTGGCGGGCGCCGTCGTTTCATTCTCGGCGCCCGTCTTGGTTAGCACTTCGGCTTTTTGTCCTTGCCCATGATCGGCTCCTTGGTCAGATTGCTGCGCACTTTGGGCCGGCGCAACTTCGGCCTTGGAAACTTTCCCGGCTGCTTGAGGCATCGGGGTCACACCAAAAATCTTTCGCTTGCCGAGTGCGCCGCTGGATTTCACGGCATCGGCGATCTGCTGCGGCGTTGCGTCTTCCGGCACGCTGACGTTTTCGCCGGTTTCAAAGTGGGCCACCGGCTCGTCACCGATATGGACGACGCCGTTTCGCACCGTCAGCGGTTGCGCATCGCTCGGCGTATTGCCGACCTTGATCTGGCCTTCCGCCTTGGTCGGCTTGGTGGCTTCCGGCTTCTTGCTGGCCAACAGGTCGCGTAACTTCTGTTCGGATTCCGGCGTCAGGTTGCCGCGATCCAGCCGCGACTGGATTTCTTCGGCGGTCCATTTCTCGACGGGCTTGGCTGGCTTGCGCTCGGCAGTCGCTTGATCCTGCGCCGTCTGCTGCTGATCGACAGGGATTCCACGCTTTTGCAACTCAGCGGCAGCGGCTTCTTTCCACCCCGACTGTCCATGCTGCGACAGATAGACAAGCTGCGGCTCGGTGCGCGTGCTTACGTCGAAGGCAGTTGCTTGTGCGGCGGCAGGTTGAGCTTGAGCTTGCGCATCATTCGCTTTTTGCGCTTCTTGAGCCACTTGTTGAGTTTGGGCAGCATGGGCGTTCGCTCCTGTTTGGGTGATCGTGGCCGCTTGTTGCAAGGCGGCACTGGCGCCGGTCTGCACGGCGGCATTTGCCGCCCTGGCCAGCGGGCCACCGCCGGCAATCCCCTGATCCTTGGAGACCACGACCGGCTTACCAAAAACCGCCGAAGTCATCGGGCCGCTGATCGTATCGATACCTGGCGCCGTTTCCTCGCTGGCTACCTGATCGATCCGGGTTTGTGCCGACTGGTTGGCGGCATCGCGGCGTTGTTGCAAACGGGCGCGGACGGCTGCCTCGGCGGTCACTTGGTTGTCCAGGTATTCACCCATCGTTACCGGGCGCTCCAGGCCGTTTTCGTCGTGGCCGATGCCTATCGGTTCAGCGAGCAGCTTGTTCAGCGCATTGACGTAGTGCGTGCGCTGGATGCCTTTCAACTGAGTTTGATCGATGCCGAGCAGGTTATCGATCTGCTGTTGCAGGCCGGCGACATCGCCGGTAATGACCGGCTCGCCATTCGGATAGAGGCTCGCCCAGGCTTCCTTGCGAGCCTGTTCGGCTGCATCGCGCTCGGCCCACATTTCGGCATTGCGTCGTTCGGCATCGGCAACGGCATTAGCCTGATCGACGGCCGGCCCAATCAGTTGATCGCTCGGCGTTCCGGTGTAGACCGGAGCGGGTAAAGCCAGCAACGGGTTTTGTTCCTGATCCTGCGCCGCTTGCTCCTGTTCGCGCTGACGCTGCGCGGCCTTCTGTGCTGCCGCGTATTTCATGCCGGATACAGTCGCGGTGATCGGACCCATCGTACCGCCGCCAATTGCTGCCAGAATCGAAGCAACCGCACCCTCTTCCTGAACTTCCGGCGACAACGGGTCTTTGTGGGCGCCCCAGGCTTCCAGCATGGTCTGCGGGTACTCTTCCATCGGGCCTTCGCCGATAGCACCCTTGATGGCTGCCTTGCCCAAGTCCTTGGCCATCTGCTTGCCGCCTTGGCCAAACAGTTGCTTGCCGGCGTTCTTCCCCATCAGCTTCAACATGCCGACTTCCGGCGACAGCGGATTGAACTCGATTGCCGTTGCCGGCACGGCCGCCATCGCGGCACGACCCTTGTCGTCGATGCCCTGCTCGTCCTGCTCCTTGCGGATACCACCATATTCCTGCGCGAAGGTCGGAACCAATGCGCCAGCCCATCGCCCGATGGTACCGCCGATGGCTGCCCCAGGAGGACCGGCTACCAAACCGCCAATACCTGTACCAATTGCCTGCCCTGCCCCACCTGCCAGCAATGTAACCGGCATCTGCGCGGCCATGTTGCCGACGCCTTCCTTGACTGCCAGCAACGGGTGCGCCGCGATGTCGGAAAGCGAACCGATACCGGCCGGGTTTTCCGCCTGGACATCACGGCCCCAATTCTGGATCGCATCGGTGATCTTGTTCTTGCCGAAGACATCTTCGGCGGTGCGAGCGGTGCTTTCCGCCATCTGCCCGCCTGTCCGCTTGACGGCAGAAACAAGGCCCGGATCACTCTGAAAGTCAGACCACGGGCCTTTAACCGCAGCCACCTTATCGGCGCTCTCAGGCGCCGCGAAATCTTCCCACGGACCGGCCATTACATCTTCTCCCAAGCGTTTGGATCGGCAGGACTACCGCCATTGAATCGATAGCCCTGGCGCACTTCGCCGACTTTCGGCGCCGCATTGGCAGCGGCCGGCGCTGCGGCCTGTCCGCCGCCCGGCGTAATGAACTGGCGAGAGGCGGTATCGAACACCTGCGACGGCGACTTGAGCTTGTTCAGCGGATTATCCGGATCGGTATATTCCCCGCCCGGAACAACCACGAACTTGCTGGCCGGGTCTTTGCCGGACAGCGTGCGGATTTGTTCAGCCAGGACAGCCCGTTTTTTTGGATCGGGTTCTTTCTGGTACTCCGCATTGAGGTCTTGCAACTGACGGGCATTGGCCACGCTGATCTCGGCTGCGTCACCCTGCAATGTCTTAAGCCGCTGATCGTTCGGATTGCCAGCCAGGCGAGCGGCTTCGGTTTGGGCTGTCACATCCTGACCACGCATGGCTACTTGATTGCGGCCAAGCTCAGACGCTTGGCGCATACCTTCGACCTGAACCTGATTCCCGCCCTGGATGGAAGCGGCAAGCGCATTGCCAAGCGCCGCCTTTTGCGAACGACTACCGGGGCCGTTAATTGCGGAGATAAGATCGTCCTGCCGCCAGCGAGCCGTTTTCTCGGCGTTGGCAGCATCGGCATAGTCCGGTAGCGCAGCGATCCCGTTGCCGCCATTGGCGGCAATCATGGAGTCGATCATCGCGCCACGCTGACGATTGGCTCTATCGGCAATGGCATTTGCGCCATTGACATCGGCTACGGCAAATATCTGCCCGGATTTCATCGAATCGATTCCGCCATTCTTCGCGAATCGATCATTGACGTTTTCAGCCGTAATAATGCCTGGCGGGCTGGCCAAAGGATTATCTGCCGGCTTCTTAGCCGTGCCAGCAGCAGGAGGATTGGCGGAAATTTGCGCTTGAGCCGACGGCGCAACAGCCGGTGCTGCGGTATCGTTATTCAGTTCGGCTCGGTTGGCTGCCTGAATACTCGCCGCGCGATTCTCGAATGGCGTCGGAACGGCATTGTTGGCGATGTATTTAACCGTACCACCCACGGCATCGGCCGCCATTGCGAACGGATTGCGCGTTTCTGGAGTTACATTGACATGGCGAATGCCATTGATCACGCTAATGTCAGGATCGGTCGGTTCCGCTGCCGAAGCGGTCGGCGTTGAAACGGTCGGCGCGGTAATGCTCCTGGCCACGGGAGCGAGCGGCACGACCGGGGCCGGCTTCGTCGCCTGCCCGACAGTAGCCGAATTCACGTCAGAATACGTCATGCCTGTCGGTGATACCTTCTTTGTTTCGTCTTCGAGGATGCCGCCGCCAGCCAGCTTCGTCCCGTGCTTCACCTTGACCGGGGGTTTTCCGTTGGTCTTGGCGATATAGTCCTCGACCAGCGCATTGGCTTGTTGCTCATTACCCGGCTCGGCACCGAGCATTTCTCCCAAGGCTTGCCGCGTCTTGGAAGGCAAAACGGCCTCAGTATCGGAAAGGTTGTAGTCACGGCCCTTGATCTTGACCGGCACACTGTCTGAGGTCGGCGTGCCGATCCCCTCGACGATGCCCCCATTGGCAAACCCGCTGGCCTTGTCGATTACGGCGCTTCGATTGCGCATGATATTGACGATTCCGCCCTGTCCTTGGGGCGGTGTCTGAGGCTGTACTTGCTGCTGCGGTAGCGTGGCAGGCGTCGCCGGCTTGGCTGTCTGGTTTTGTGGCGGCGTCTGCGTCGCCGGTCCGGCTGCTGGAAGTCCGTATTTCTTGGCCATCTGATCCATCAGGTCATCGGCCGGGCTGCGCACAATGCCGCCATCGGCCAGGCATTTTTTGCGAGATGGTTTCATGGTGTCCTCCGTGGTCAGGCAGAAGTGAGCGATGCCGGCGACGAGGCGGTATCGTTCGAGTAGTTGTAATGCACCGCAGTTTGTCCGGAGCCGCTGATGCCGGCCTGGACGTGCAGGTTGTTGAACAGGCTGGAGCAGGTCGACGCCAGGGTTTGGCACTCGGCCAGCAGCGCCTTCAGCTTGTCTTCCATCATGGTCAGTTCAGCCGTCTGGTTCTTGACAGCGGCCTCCAGCGCAACCGAGTTGTTGTATTGCTGGACTTTGCTGACGGTTTCGGCTGCTTGAGAACGGGCGTTGTAGAAACTTGACGCCGCCGAGATCAGCTTGCTTTGCGCGTCGTAACCAATGCCGACCAGCTTGGATGCCATGTCGGGGCCAGAAGCCAACGCCTTGATGTAATCGATGGCCGATTGCATGGCGAGCTGGCGAAGACTGATCAATTTCTCGACGGTGAACTTCATCATGTCGAGCGACAACATGGCGACCTTGCGGCTCGATCCGGCCAATTCCTCCTGCGCCTTCTGTTCGATTTGCAGCGCCGCCGATGCCGCGACATCGGGCGGCAACGGAAAACGCCGGCCGGCAAACTGCGCAATGACGGCCTCTTGCGCCCGAATCTTGTCGGCAGTGATCCGGGCATGGTCGTCGGACCAGATTTGAGCCTGCACGGTTGCCGGAATACCGGCGTTTGGGTTGGCGATGGCGGCCTGCAACCAGTCCTCTACGGCGCCGTAGGCTGCCGAATCGTCGGGGAATTGCACCGTCATAAAAGCCACGAACTTGTCGGACAAAAGATTGACCAGTTCCAGATATTTGCTGTCATAGACGCTTTCCCAATCGCTGCCTACGGACGTTGGGATGCTGACGGCTGGCTCGGCAATGGTCGGTACGCTTACCGTGCCGGCGCTGACGGTCGGAATGTCGGCCGGCGCGATGTCGAACACCGTACTCGATATACCTGACACCTTAGTCGACAAGGCGCTGATCTTGTCCAGGCCAAGGTTCCACGAAGCATTGATAACCTTGGGGACAATGACGTAGGGTGACGAATCGGAACCAGCAGGCGGGGTCAGGATGTCGCTCATGATAAAATCCTCCGTGGCGTCGGAACGACGTAGAACTCCACCGAATCAAGCGAGAAATTCGCTCCTTCGGTATTTGAAATCGTCAATCCGAACCATGTGTGTTTCAGGCCGCGCCCAAATTTAAAGCGGCGCATTTCCATTGCCCCGCTCGTTGCATCGGACTCGTATTCGTATTGATCGTCATCGACCGTGACGGTGATCCGGATCGGCGCTTCGGATGCCACAGCGAGATAGGCATAGGGCATCTTCTTGATCAGATCAGTGCCGAAATCATCGTTGCCGAGATCGATATGGGCATCCAGGCTCGACCCACCAGTCAGCGCATAAAGGCCGTCATCCTTGAGGCCATAGCCATCGATGAAGCTGTTGAAATCGAAATCGGCAAAGCGGGTCACGCCATAGTTCTGCAAATTGACACACCAGCCGCAACTGACCACGCGGCGAACCCCGCGCGTCGTCAGTACAACCGAAGACCCGCGTTCCGGCGCGTCGAGATCGACGTTCTGCTCGGTCGTCGAAATGGCCGAACCATCCATTCCGGCAATGACCAATCCCCTGGCCCCCATCCAGCCATAGAGGATCGACTTCTTGTCATCTGCAACAAAAGCCGTTCCGGGAACGCCGCCGTAAGGCAGCACATCGACAACATTGTCCGCCTGCGTCATCCTCGGACCGCTGAACCAGCGCGTGATGTCGGCGACCACATAGACGCCGTTCTGTGCCGGAATGACGTTGCTGACATCGGCCGGGAACGGAATGCGCCCCTCTACTGGTAAGTAGTATCCCGGTCGATACGGAATGCCCTCATAGACATTCCCTGCACTGAAGCTGCACAGGCAGCCATTGAAGAGGAATAGCTCGCCGGCAGGCAACGGCGCTTCAAATCGCTGCACGCCTTCCCGTCCGCTGGCTTCGGTTGATATATCAATGGTGGATGTGTGCTGATCAATCATTGATTTGTAAAGCAAGACGGAGCCGTTGCATTTGGAAAGATAAATCGCCACATGGCTGGCACCGCTGGCCACGCCGGGAAGCACGACATGGATGCCGGCGCCATCGGCCAGGTCAATGGCGCTCGCCGCCGACAGTCCGCCCTCTTCGCCCGTGGTCGAGTTGATGTAGGAAACGGCAACGCGGTACTGACCTTTGGCCAGGCTACCGCTGATGGCCGATAGCGTCGGCGCCGATGGCGTGGGCAAAGCCATCGGATACCAGACGCCGGCATCAATCCGGCCGCTGTCCGTCCCATTCGAGTAATAAACCGAGCCGGCGTACTCGACGTAGGACACCGGGGCGTCCGAAGTCAGGAGCTTGAGCAGGGTTTCGCTGTAGGTTGGCAGCGTGATCCGGTAAAGCACGCTGTCGCGCACCAAAAACGTATGGCCATTGCTCGCCTTGAACAACGAATGGGCGCCGTTCATGGCCTCCAGTCGGGTTTCAACATCGCGCCGACGAAACGAACGCACATCGGTCAATTCGACATTGACCGCATCGGCAACAAAAGACCCCGTGCCAGGGATGTTTAACTGATGGCCTTCCAGGCGATTATTGATGCCGAGCCACGGGCCTTTCTTGATCGGATCGAGCATTTAGCCTCTCCTGTAAAATACAGGCGACATTAAAACCATGTGCGTCTGGCCATTATCCCATGCGCTCGGATAGACCTGTAACTTTCTTGACGAGCCGTTTTCTACGCAGATCGTATCCGCCCCTTCGCTCCCCTCCTTGGTCCCGGTGACAACGGCAATTTTCTTGCCGGCATGGACGGTCTGGCAGTAGGTCAGTTCGCCCGGTGATTCCGGCCAATAAGCCACGGCAAACGCTCCGCTCAGATCATCCGTGTCATAGCGCACCAACTGCGCCAACCCATCGGCATCCGGTGCTTCGGCAATAACCCGCGAGGCGCCAGTCGGATCGAACCAGCCAAAGCGCTTTTGCTCAACCTTGTCGAAATCCGTTTCGCCCGTGGCATAGCGCATCGTGACCGTGCCATAGAAGCCGGTGCGCAGATCGAGGCAGGTCAGATACTTGCCAGACACCGCAGCCCCGGTCAGCGGATCGCCGCCGGCTTCATCGAGATAGGAAATTGTCGGCGGCGTGGCGCGGGTATAGGTGATCGAATCGACATAGAGCGTCTTGTAGATGGTCGCAATATAGGTGCCGCCGCCCGGCGCCTCGCGCAATTCCTCATGATCGAAACCGCCGCCGTGCCAGGTAATCGACGGCGCCGGATAATCGCCGCCGTAGCTCGCGTACCAATCGTTGTTGTCGTATGAATTGTGGTTTTCGACATACAGGCCGTTGTCGCTGGTGAAAACACTCCGCCGCAGAATGTAGGAAGCAATGCGATGGCTGGTGCCTGCATGGGGCGCCAGATAGGCTTGCTCTGCCGCCGCCGACGAGCTGAACGATTCCTCGAAAAACTCATGCTGTCCGCTATCCGGCGAATCGGAAACGACCAGGGACGGCCCGTCGGTGAATTCGTCGGCGTTCAACGACGCCTCAAGCAGCAAGGCATTGACCGGATCGACGCCATATTTTCCGATGTAGGACAGCGCCGACTTCTCCTGTACCGTCGCGGAATTCTCGCGCTTGGTCGTGTAGGTGAAATAACCGGCTGCTTCGATACCGGCGATGGTCTTCGGCCACAAACCGTAGGCTGTCGGCAGCGTGAATATCCCGTGTTCCTCGATTACCTGCTGGAAATAGGCGTGCTTCACCGTGTCGCCCACATAATCGACGGCAATCAGGTATTTCTTAAACTCGATGTCGTACCAATCGCCCTCCCAGGCGGCGCCGACCACCAACGTCGGGACCGGTACGGCGCTCGTGCTGCCATCGGACAACTGAGCCGACGGCGGATAGTGCAGCTTGTGCGACTTGTGCCGGGTATTTCCGACAAAGGTCGGCGATGCGCCACTGGTGAACGGGCAGGTGTATTCGTAGGCGGCAGTCACACTGCCACCGCTGCTGGAGGTCGAAACATCGACGGCGAGGCCGCAAAATTCCGTGCCGGATGCGTTGAAAAACGGATGCTGGCCCAGGCACTTGGCGAAAGCGGTACTACCGACGGCATTCCAACTGCCCATTGTGGTCAGCGAACACTCGAACATCTGGAAGGATTCGGGTTTGAACAGCTTGTAGGCACGAACGTAAAACGCTGTTTCGGCCGCATCGGCATCCATCGCCAGCACGCGAATAACGCGCGATCCGTCGCTTCTCTTGTGCAGGCAGGCCGACACGACGCGATACGGGGTCGGTATCTCTTCGGTCGGCACGCCGTCGACCCAGACCATCCGGTTGTATTTCGTATTCAGATTGGCATGGTTGAAGGCCAGCCACTTGGCGTATTGCGGCCCCTGGGTGACCGAGTAAGGAGCGCGTAGCCGAGCATCGAGAATAACGCCCTCGTACTCCCGGTAGGGCAGCATGTAACGCGGTCCCTCGCCGAGCGGTCGCCAGGTGACGACCTGGCGGAATTGACGGCTGCCTTTGGGTCGGGTGTCGAACCAGTCGAGCGTGCCGATATATTCTTCACGCCGTGGCAGAAGGTGAAGGCGTTCATCGGCGATGCGCCCGCGCAGCCAGTAGAGCGTGTCGCTATCCGCCTCGAAAGTGTCGTTGTGCGTCGGCCCACTGGTGCCAGAAACCAGCCCTAGCGGATCTTCTTTGCTGATGATGGCCCCATGAAATACGGCCTGATCGAATTCGCTCTCTTCCGGATTTGGCGTGTAGATTGTTTCCGGCTTGCCGTCCTTGGTCCGATAGCGCGTTTCGCCGTGCTCGTCCTTGACGACGGCGGTACGATGTCCAGTGGTCCCGACGCGATCCACGAAGTCATGCTTGATCATCGACTTGCCGGCGCCGGCATGGTCCCTTACGTCGTTTTCATCGCCCATTCTTCTTGTCCTTTACGATGATTGGCGGATTCTGCGTGTGGATGGCGATGCCCTTTTCCTCCTGACGGACAAAGACGACATCGGCAAACCTCGGCAACTGATAGGCGATCTGGAGCGTGTCGATTGCTTCGAGCGCCGCCGAGAAAACTGCGTTGTAGGTAGCGTTGCCCTGCGTACTGTCGGTCAATGTCAAGCGGTCGCTGACCGATCCGGCATAGATGCCCTGCCCACCCTGGCTGGCGACGGCCGGCGCCGACTCATAGGCCAAGACAAAGAAATGCGTTCCCGCTGTCGGGCTGTCGCCGGCCTCTGCGATTTCGATGACGGCCGCCGGGACGTTCCGCTCGACACTGCTCAACATGCTGGCGGTGGCGGTTTCCCCGATGACTGCTGCCGTGATATTTCCGGCGCTCAATTCGACGCTGATCGCTGCGACTTCATTCACGCCAGTCGGCGCCAGGATGGCCGAACGCCGCCAGTTTTCAGCCGCTACCAAAGTATCGCCGCGTACCGCCACGAAAATCACCGTGCCGGCGCACAGGCTGGCCAGGCTGGCGCTATCCGCCGCATAGA